TCCGTTCAATCAACTGAATCGCTCCCCACGGCCTCCCGTCCATCAGCAGGTCAAGCACGTCCGCGATCAGCTTGCGGGCCGTGTAGAGATCGGCGCGGTAGGTGGCGCAGTGGGGGCAGGTCATCGAGCGACCGCGAACAGATCGCCCTGTGATTGCGTCTTGTCCTCTGCCGCTCGCAGGTTCCGAACGCTCATCTCGTAGTAGCTACGCTTGAGTTCGGCCCCGATGAACTTGCGTCCCATCTCGAGCGCGACCACTCCCTCAGACGCGATGCCCATGAACGGAGACCACACAACATCGCCTGGGTTGCTCCACATCTTCATGCAGCGGCGAATCACCTCCAGTTGCAGCGGGCACAGGTGCCGCTCGTCGTCGTGCTCGCGCGCGGTCCTGGCCTGCAACGTGTCTGACTGGTCGATGCCGTCTGGATTCGTCGCGGTGGACTGGACGCATCGCGAGAAGCCCTCGTCGTCGGACCCCTGCGTCGAGACCCATACGGGCGAGGCGTACCGCTGCCACATCTCGACGGGGAAGTCCTCGTGCGAGTGCTCGACGGGTTCCGCGTTCACTCCCGGCTTGCGCATGACGACGACGTAATCCGGTATCCCCTGCCGGCTCATGCATGAGTCCTTTCTGATTTGCTTGTGCAAGAGCCCGAGCGCCTTCGTGCGCTGCATCGCCGTGACGGGGTCTTTCCAGATCACGATCTCGGAATGGAAGATGAACCCGGCTTGCTGGTACGCGCGGATCAGGTCCCCTCGAAAGTCCTTCAACCCGATGAATCCGTCCTTGGTCTTGGACGCCGGCAGCAACATGCAATGCGCGGCGACGAGGCGCCCCGGCTTCATCACGCGGAACTGCTCGCGCGTCAGATAGGAGTAGTGCTCGAAGAACTCCGCATCGCTGCGCACGTTGCCAAGGTCGCGGTCGCTCGCCGAGTAGGTAAACAGCGACGAGAATGGAGGCGAGAAAACCGAGAATCCAACCGACTCGTCGGGCAGATTGCGCGCTACTTCGATGGTGTCGCCGTGGTACGCGACGAATGACTCTCCGGTATCCGATGCTAGAACGCTGGTCATGCTGATCTCCGTAGCCAGTCGGGGATTGGCATACTGGCCGCCGGCTCGTAGGGGTTGTGTCGCGCATGAATGCGCTTGACAGATGACCGCAGCGACTCGCGGGTCTGCTCTGAAAGCTCGTCGGCCATCTTCTTGGCGTCGGCTTCCTTGCGCTTGAGGTTGTCTGTTACCGCGCCCTCGGCTTCGGACGCGAAGATGTGGACGCTGACCGGGCGCGTCTGACCGAATCGCCAGCAACGGCGCACGGCCTGGTAGTACGACTCCCATGAATCCGAGACTCCGACGAAGGCCATATTCGCGCACGATTGCAGATTGAGACCAAATCCTGCGATCGATGGTTTCGTGATGAGCACGCGGATCTTGCCGTCGGCGAAGTCAAGCAAGCTGCGCTCCTTGTGGTCTGGCTCGTCAGGGCCTGCGACCTCGACGGCGTCGGAGACTAGCTTTCGCACGCCCTGCGTCTCGACGTTCAGATCGCCCCACACGAGCCATTGCTCACGGTCGGCGTTTACCATCTCGGCGACCATTGCCACGCGCTTGGAGGCACTCGCTTTGCGCGCGTTGCGCCGCTCGACGAGGTCGCGCGCCTGGTCGGCGAACAGGACGCCCATGTTGCGCAGAATCTCTATATCCGTCGGCGCGTGATAATGCTGGACGACGAGCGGCGGAAGGTCATACCCAGCATCGTCGTACCCGAGATCCGACGGCTTCCGAATCAGCGCGCCCCATGAGGACACCCACGTCCAGAACGCTTTACGGGCGTGGCCCTTGAGTCGCCACTCTCCTGTGTCGCCAGCGTCATGCACGAAGAACTCCGACAGCATCTCTTGTCGCGTGCAGACGCCAAGGAACTCAGCGTGCGTCCCGAGCTCGGCGAAGTCGTTAGGCGCCGGGGTTGCCGTCGCACACAGCTTGTATTGCGTGCCGTCGAAGGCAATGATCAGCTGCGCCAGCGTCTTGGCGTTCTCGTGCTTGATGCAACTCGACTCGTCGAGCACGACGCCGACGAACATCGACGGATCGAACCGGTGCATCCGGTCATAGTTCGTGATGTTGATCCCGTCGCGCACGTCCTCAACTTCGCGGCACAGCGTCACATTGACGCCAATGGTCGCGCCCTCTCGCACGGTCTGCGCAGCAACGGCCAGCGGCGCGAGAATCAGCACGCGGCCATTCGCTCGACGAGAAACCTCGTCAGCCCACGTCAACTGCATCCGACTCTTACCGAGTCCGGTATCAGCGAACAGCGCGCACCGTCCCTGCCGCAGCGCCCATGCGACGAGGTCGCGCTGGAACGGGTACAGGTGCGTCCATTCGCGCTCGACGGCGAATCCAGACGGCTCGACGAGTCGCGTCTTGGTCGCTAGGAAATCAGAGTAGTCACTCATGTCGGCACCCTCGGCTCTCCTTCGCCTCTCCACTCGCACAGCACGCACGACTGATCCACGCTCGTCGCGAACGGCTTCCTCTCAGCCGCAACCGGCACCCATCCAAGCGCGACGTGCGCGGGCAGGTTGACGGCTAGGACGGTGAGGAGGTCGCCCTTGTAGAGCGGCTTCATGGCTCTCCCCGGAGCGTCAACGTGTAGAGCCACAGCCCGCCGCGAAGATGCGTTGCCACGAGGTCCCCTCCCTGCGCCTGTGCCCACCGCCTGATCTCGGTCGTGCGGCTCGTGTACTTGCGCGCGATGGCCGACAGCTCGTCGGTGTTCGCAGGCCCTTGGAGAAGGCGCTCGATCAGCCGCTCTCGCGTGTTCTTGCGGCGCTGCATCTCGGTCGCCATGTCGGGCGCGGACTTCAGCACCGGTCGCCAGTCGAGGAGGGGGAGTGTCACGGCCTGACCTCGGGGCAATAGACGACGAACTCGCTCACTCCCGTCACCGGGTTCGGGCTGTACCCGATAGGAGCGCACCCGAGGCGCATCAACTCAACCAGCGGCGTCCAGGGATTCGCGCCGGGCATTCCCCCGATCAGCCAGCGCGCCTGTCGCCAGAGGACGTAGCGTGGGTGCGCGTACCACCGTGACCAGTACGGCCAGATCCGGTAGTACGCAACATCAGCATCAGCAGCAGCATCAGCAGCATCAGCATCAGCAGCATCAGCAGCAGCATCAGCAGCAGCAGCAGCAGCAGCATCAGCATCAGCAGCAGCAGCAGCAGCAGCAGCAGCAGCAGCAGCAGCAGCATCAGCAGCAGCAGCAGCAGCAGCATCAGCAGCAGCTCGCGCGTCTTTCAGAGAGGTGACTATCCGCGCTGCGCGCGGAAGCGTGTCTCGGTTGTAACGGCCCTTCACATGGAAGGGGCTGATCGCGTCGTGCCACTGAGTCAGGAGCGCCGCGACCTCGGCTTGTGCCACGGGCCGCGTCGGCTTCAGCCACGGGATCGACTTCCACGACTCGGCCAGGGTGCGCGCCTTCGCGATCCGCTCGTCAATGTCGGCGCCGAAGATCTCGACGCGCAGCACCTCTCGGATCACTGTCAGCCGCTTGACGCGCAGCTTCGTCGAGTCCTGCGCGATCACGTCCGCCTCGTCAACCTGGCACTCCCACCAGCGCCACTTGCTGCGGTCGATCGACTGGTTGCCGTACTGGCAGGTCAGGTGTGCGGTCGGCGAGACGTGCAGGCCACGGCCGCAGCTACCTACCGCCGGTGCATCGGCGTCCGAGATCTCGAGCACCGCGCCGACGGCGTATTGGACGGTGTTGGTGTAGAAATCGCGGCCGTTGGCGCGGGTCGCCTTGAACGCGATCACAGGAGCACCTGCGCCACAAGCGCCCCCATCGCAACAGCGACCCCGATCCACAGCAGGCGGTCCCACTGGCGCGGCGTGCGGCCGAGGAAGGTGATCACGGGCCTCGGTGCGTCGAAATATTCGTAGTTTGGGCGGCGCATCAGAACGGCAGCTCCTGGTCATCGACCGCGACCGAGGACGAGCGCGGCTTGCTCGCCCACTCACGCGCCTTGGCAGCGAGCGCGCGGTTCTCGTCGGACTTGGCCTGCTTGCCTGCTTCTCTGTCCTTGTCCGCGCACCACTCGTACAGGCCGACGAGCATGGTCAGACCCTCGGACGGGCACGCGCTCATGGGCTTGCCTTTCATCGTCGGCCCGGTCCACTTCTTGGGGTCCATGCGGACAACGGGATCGGCGTCGACCGAGACAGCCACAGGCGCCGAGGCAGGGCGCGAACCGGACAGCAGGCGATCGATCTTTTCCTCGATGCGCGCAAGTGCAGACAACAGCTCGGGATCCATCAGGCCACCTCCGCATCGGCTTCGTTCCAGTGTTCGGGCGGCGGCGCGTCCTGGTCATCGACCGGGGGCGCACCGTCTGCCGCCCCGTCGAGCGCGCGTCCCTGCTTATCGGTCGGTACCAGCCGGTAGATTTCGCCCTTCTTGCGGCGAGGGCGCTTGATCTCGACCGTGACCACCTTCGTCATCTCGGGCGAGCCCCACACGCGGATACCGCCAACGCGCTTACCGCCGAGGTCGATCGTGGGGTTGTTGTGGATCGTGACGTAGTGGCCGATCCACGCTTCATGGTCGCGGGTCCCGAGGGCGTGCGAGATCAGCTCTGCGTTGCTCTTGCAGAGGATCATCTCCCCGGCACCGTCGGCGGACTTGTAGGACAGCACTACCTTGCTCTCGACGCCCTTCTCGCCCTCCAGTTCCGTCACCGTCAGTTTGACGATGCGGATCACCTTTGGCGCCTCAAGTGCTTCCTTCTTCAAGAAACGGCCAGGATACAAAACCGACCAATCCGGCATGGCTACACCCCTCCTCCAATGACTTCGCTGGTCAACTCGTCCTCGTCGCTCTCATCCATCGCCCATCGCGGGAATAGCAGGTCTTGCTCGTCCTCATGCGCTCCGGGCCAGCGGTTCGTGTCCATGCACAGCTTCAACTGCGCGAGCAACCCATCGATCAGCGCGTCGGCCTGGTCCGCGATGGCAGCGCCGACGCGATACACCGCAACATCGTGCGGCGGCTCGGCCTCGCATACAATCACGACCATGGGCAGGTCGCGCCCCGTCGTCGCTCGAATCCCGCGCCGGTAGAATGCTAGTTGCCCGTGATAGGATAGGTTCGCGGCCGTGCGCCCGAATGCAGATTGACCGGCATCGCGGGTGCTCTTGAGTTCGACGATGCTGTCACAGACCCAATCCGGCCGCGCCTTGCACTTGATCCCGGTCTTGTCGTCAATCCATTGGATCGATTGCTCGGCGATACCGGCCGCGAGATAGCCAGCCGCGACCAAGTGATTCCGCGTGCGCTCGGCCATGAGCAGGCAAGCGTCGGCCTCGGGGCGGC